TATGTTCATCGTGAATGCAGAAGCACCCGCGAAAAGGTAATCCTGCTTAGATTGATAAATAACCAGCGGCAGACCTGTTCCCTGAGTCAGCCCGAGGGGAGAGCACAACTCAACTGAGTTCCATTTCCAGTCGTTCTCGTCGTTGATGATTTCAGAAGCTGCTTCCGTGCAGATACTCAGCCCCGGCTCATCGGTAAAACCTCCAACCCCGACAAGAGGCAGGAGGTCTGTATGAGTCGTGACGTAGTTTATCGTTGTGGAGAGCTTTATGTTGGAGATGGCCATTAGCCGATGATTTCACCCTGACTCTGGGCGCACTGCTGGAAGAGAAAATTGAACTTAGCCGTGTCAAAAATGGCATCAGGATCGAGCTTGCGCCACTTAGGAGTATCCGGCCTAAAACGTCCTTCGCAATTCTGGCAGTAGATGTATCCAGAATCTCCCGGATGATCGTTGTCCCTGACGTGAACGCAGTGAGTCCCGCCGCCCGCCTGTTTGCTGTGTTCGTGAGTGCATCCCTGCTCAGCAAACCAGCGTTTATTGGCCTTCATCTGCTGGTAACTCTTAGCTGTTTCCTCGCGGTGCTGCTGGGCCTGCTTGATTTCAGCAAGCTCGGCTTCAGTCTTAGGCTTTGGCTTGTTAGCAGCTTCTATTGCCGCCGTTACAGCAGTCGTAACCGCAGTAGAAATCATCTTTTCTACTTGGTCGCTCGAATAAATGTTTTGTCCGTTCATGCTCTCTGAGCCTCCATGTAATCTTCCAACGTGAATTTCTGAGTGGGATTCTCTCGCCACTCTTCAAGCTTCTTCATCCAAACCACGTTTCTCGGGTCTGTTGATGGGTCGCCAAATTCTTCAATCGCTTGCTGATAGGAAATGACGCCTGCCCGAATCAGGCCAATGAGTACAGTCCTCCATCCCCGCAAGTGCTCTCGCGTGGCAATCAGGGATGTATCAATGTCAACGTATCCCCACTCGGGAAGTTCTTCTTTCGGGAATCCCCCGACATATTTGTTGAAGATGAAGAAAATGTCATTCTGCCCGCCTTCTCTTAGGGCAGCGTCAAGCTGTTCCGCTGTGCGCGGGAAATATAAAGCTAAATTCCCATGCAAGCCGTCTCTGGCCTGAAGGTCGGGGGCGATACGCTGTAGCTTGCGAAGAAGATCGGAGAACGGTAAACGAGATCCTTCGGCCCGCTTTTCATTCTGTAACTCTTCCTGATCTTCAATCTTGTAAACGGAAGCCTTTTTTAGCAGCGCCTCGCGCTCCCTTATAACTCCCTCTTCAGGGTTAAGGCGCTTGTCTCCAAGCTCGTTAATGTCTGTTTCAACCATTGGGGCTTGGTTCTTTTTCCCAAGTCCCGCAAGACTGGCTACTCTTCCTTTAGGCATCGAATACTGGTTCCTGATGGCCGTCTGGATAAACGGCATCGAGCAATTCTGATTTACCGATTACTAAAAGCGGACGTGATGTTTTCTCCGCCCATTCTCGCGCTACCTCAACAGCCAGCTCATCGCTGTGAGCAGAAAGCACAACCGGGGCAAGATTTATGGCCTGTGGTTCGTCACTGAAATCGCTGATGACTACAGCTTGGCAAGGAGTTAAAGATAGCGCGGCCTTAATCGCCTCAATTTGAGACTCAGAAAGACCGCGCCTCACGATGTAGTAAAGAGGAACGTCCAACTCAGTTGAAGTCCTCGTTATCGAGCCCGTTTTTGCCGTGGCGCGAAGTAGTGCTGCCACTAGCAGCAAGTGCAGAAGCGGATGAGTTACCACTTCCGGTTAGGGTTGTGATCTTCTGGACTGTCGGATGACCATTGATGCGGAAATGTTTCAGGAGCGTCCCGGCTTCGCTTGATGGCACTACGCCATCCGTAGAAACCCAGATGTTCCCGTTGCTATAGACGCTGATTACGATTGGTGCGCTCATGGGTTAACCAATGCTCGACTCAACGCGGAGTCTGCGGAAGTGGTTGATAGATGCTGAAGTGTCAGGAGACGTAACCACACCATAGAAAAAGTTGTAGAACGCCGCCGCAGCAATCAGGCCAGCAACGTCAATCGAGTTGCCCTGGTCGTAGCGCCGAACCGTTACAGAGAAGTTTTTCTGATTCAGGTTCGTGCGTCCAAGGCTGGAAGCAAACATCGCCCCAGCGCCGATGACATAAACGCAATAGGCAGTTTTGGAGGTTGACTGCCAGTTAGAGATGCTGGTAACAGCGTTGGATTCGTAGAACTCCACTCCGCCCACGATTCCAACGCGCTGCCCCTTGATTCCCGTGAGAGCGGGATTCGAAGAAGCAGTGTTGTCGCTGTACTTCTGGAGGTCAGTGAAGCCAGCAGCAGTGTTGTCATTCACCAAATCGTAAGAGTTCAGCGAGTTGATGATGCCAAACATGTTGCCGTTGGCTTTAGGCTTCACGTCCTTGTTCCGCAACTGCCAGTACGCCTTACGCGCAAGAGATGCAGTGAAGAACGTGCCGTCATTGATGTCTAAGTTGGCCACAGCATCGCCGTTGGCAGCGGTGTCATAGGCAACCATCGTGACGTTATCAACAGACAACGCGCCACGATAGCCCAGAAGGGCTGCGCCCTCTGCAACCGTATCGCTAATTGCAGTCAGGACAACTTTGTTTGAGAAGCTGACGTAATCAGCATAGTTGCTGAGGTTGATGGTCTTGGTCTGTTGAGTGAGCGACTGACCGGAGGCGGGAGTGCCTTCTGTTACCGCCGTGGTGTTTGCGCCCATCTTCAGGTAATTGAAGATTTGCATTGCCACGCCGGACATATCCGGCATCACGCGCAGATCGCAAGAGGGGTAGAAGAAAAGGTTACTCTGGAGCGTGTCCTCAGCCGTCTTGTTGTAATAAACAGTCGGGTATCCGGCCAGTCCAGAACTGACTACTGATGCTGCTGTGGGTAGAGCCATTGGTGATGTCCTCTAATTTAAGAAGTCAACGAGCCCAAGAAGGCGCTGCGATTTGCCCTGAGAGTTGCTTGTTGGCAAGCTCTCGGAGTTTTTCTGGCGACATCTTGCTTATCTCGTCCTCAGAAGGCTCCACATTTGTCGGTACAGCCGTTGCGCGGCTGTGCGTTGAAATGCCGGAACTCTTCTTCGTCACCCGTGGCGTTGCCTCTACCTTGGTCTGAACAATCCGTTCAGTTTCCTTGGCTTTGTCATCCGCGCCGGATTCTGCCTTTTCGCCTTTGATTACGAGCAATCCGCTCTGCTTCAAATGCGAATAAGCCTTTGAAAGGTTTTCTGAAGTGCATGGCAAGCCCATTTCAGCCAGTTTCATCTTCATAAGCTGGCCGTTTTTGTCACCGCCTGCCTTGGGGTCATCCTCGTAATCGGGATGAGTGGCAATGAAAGTGTTGATGGCCTGGTTATTACGCTGCGCCATGTTCACAGCGTCTGCGGCCTGCTTCGCGGTTACAAAGTCCTCAACTTCGTAGCCCGTAAGCTCCTTCCACATCTTCTTCAGCGTGGCAAGGGGCTTTTTCTGGAGTTCTTGGGAGTAGATGTACTCCTCGTCATCTGTAATTTCTTTGGGCTTCGGAGGCTCCGAAGTCCGAGCGCGAAAGTCCTTGAGCTGCGCTTCCTGCTCCCTTATTTTCTTGGTCGCGTTAAGCTTTGCGTCTGCAATCTTGTCGGCCAGAGCTTCGAGAGCTGCCTCTTTTGTATCGCCCTCGGCCTCGAATACTTCCATTCCGGCCCCATCGCCCAAATCTAGTTCGCGGCGGGCGACAAATACTTCTTCCTCTTCTTGCTGCTCCGCAGGCTTAATCTCGCCCTTGAAGGCTGCATTAAGAACATTCGCCGCATTGAACAAGTTGCTTTCTTCCGTATCGGTTTCCGCATTCTTCTTCAAATCTTCGAGTGACATCTGTTCCATTTCGGCTTCTGTGTGTTTTGCCATTACATGATTACCTCTAAGAAGTTTTCGCCTTCGCTCTCTTTGGCTACCTCAATAGCCTGAAGAAACTTTTCCCAGAACTTCTTCGCTCCTCTAGCATCATGGCGGTATGTTTTGCCCTTTTCCTCGTCATCTTCCTGTAAGGATTTCTGCTCAAGCCGATAAACCGCCTCCTCTGCAATTTCACGCATCACGCTCCAGCTGTTGTCTGAAGTGATGCGAATAAATGCCTGCTTAACCGCTAACCTATGCGCTTCACTGCGGAATTCCATTATTTGCCTCCAGCGTGGATAATCCAGCCGTTTCATCTCGCTTCACAATGGATTTGAGGACTGCGAGTTGTCCCTGTGCGGCTGCTTTTTGGTCTATAGAATCAAGGTCTGCCTGATGCTGTGCGCCAATCTGGATTAACTTTCCTTGCGCAGCCTGCATTGCCTGATTCTGTTCCTGCGCTCGCTTCAAATCATCTGGCGTCATGTCCACAAAGAACTGGTCGGTATCCCATCCCATCAGTTCAAACCATTCTTCGGTGAATGCGGCGAAGTCGAACTTTTTTCCCTGCACCTGAAGGGCTCCCTGAATAGCCTGGTTCTGCATTGCCTGAAGAATGATTGGGGCCATCTGCGCTCCTGCCTGCTTCACGCTCAGCTTTACGCCTGCGATGATTTCAATGTTCACATCTGCGTTGTAGATGTCGAGGATGTCATCTGAGTACGCTTTTCCATCCTCATCGCCAAGGATGGCGTTAATCTCCTCCGGCTGGAGATTGTCTGAGCAGTGAATAAGAAAAGACTTTAGGACGGGAACGAAAACAAGGTTCAGGAACTGCTCCATAAAATACTGGAGTCTTTGGGTGATGTCGCCTTGAAACGCTTGAACTCCCGATCCCGTCCTCAGTGCTTGAGACGGCATGTTAGTGCCGCCTTCAGCCCCGATCCTCTTAAACGCTCTCTGTGAACTGGCTTCAAGTGCTGTTTCTGCTGTTCCGCTGACATCAGGCACAACCAGCGGCTTAAGCTCGCTTTCTGTCGAAACCACGCGGCCCGGAGCAATGCTGATGTTCTGGCCTGTACTTCCAAGACCCTTAACTTGCTGGAAGCTCGGATTGAGAAGCAGGGCAAGAGAATCAACCCAGGTATTCAGAACGCCCTGCTGGAATCTCTGCTCTCCACTTAGGAGGGCAGGAACGCCAAACCCAAAGAGAGAATTGAGAACGTCAATAAACGCGCAGCCATGAACGCCCAGAGTCCCTTTTTCGTTTGCTTCATTACGAATGACGATCTTGCGCTGGAGAACGGTAACGATTCTCTCTCGCGTTCGGTACTCTATGATTTCAAGGGGGGCAGCGAGGGGGTCTTTCGATGTCGGAAGCCTATC